GCGCCTGGAGGAAGTATTCCCTTGTGGGGAGTACGCCATTCCGAATTGGCGACGTGGTTTAGAATCCACGTACCATATTGAAATCCTTGAACCTGGGCAGGAACGACCCGTAAGGGTTGTGACTGTTCCTAAGACCCCGAAGACACCAAGGATTATTGCAATTGAACCAGTTTGCATGCAATTTATGCAGCAGGGACTGTTGTACTCATTCTTGAAATCTCTGAAGAGAAATCCAACTCTCTATGAGGTTATGGGCTTCGATGACCAAATCCCTAATCAGGAAATGGCTAAGAAGGGCTCCCGTGATGGGAGTTTGGCAACGCTAGATCTTAGCGAAGCCTCCGATCGTGTCTCCAATCAGCTAGTAAGACTCGCAACTGCTGCGACGCCTAATTTTGACATGGCGTTGCAAGCTACGCGTAGTACGAAAGCTGACGTGCATGGTCATGGGATTATTCCCTTGGCCAAGTTCGCGTCTATGGGTTCAGCCTTCTGCTTTCCTATGGAGGCCGTTATCTTCACAACGGTCGTTTTCCTTGGAATAGAAGAAGAGCTCAAACGCCAGTTGACCATCGAGGACGTTGAGTCTCTCGTTGGCCAGGTACGCGTCTATGGGGACGATATAGTTGTCCCAGTAGACTATGTGCGTGCCGTTCACGACATGCTCGAACTTTTCGGATTTCGAGTTAATGCCGGCAAGAGTTTCTGGACTGGTAAGTTCAGAGAGTCCTGCGGAAGGGATTATTACGATGGCCATGACGTAACAGTCATAAAGGTCAGACGTGATCTCCCTACTGAGCGGCGGCATGTAAAAGAACTCATCTCTGTGGTAAGCCTAAGGAACCAACTTTACGAAGTTGGTCTATGGCAAACCGCATTCTGGCTCGACAAACGGATTGAGAAATTGATCCCCTTCCCCGTCGTGCTAGGGAGTTCTCCAGTGTTGGGCAGGGTAAGTTTTCTTGGGTATGAAACCGAGAAGATGCACTCCTTTTTGCAGAAGCCTCTCGTAAGAGGGTGGATTGTGAAGGACAGGATCCCAGATTCACATCTGGATGATCTTGGTGCTTTGCTTAAGTGTTTGCTTAAACGCGGCGAAGAGCCATTCGCTGACAGTAGACACCTGGAACGTGCTGGACGTCCCGAAGCCGTCAACATAAAGCTCGGGTGGTGGTCCGCAGTCTAACCTGACTGTGGGTAATCCATGGGGTTTACAACCCCTAAATGGCGCCTCTCCTTCGGAGAGGTGGCAGCTTATGCTGCGAAGGAGGCCCTGAGTCTCCTCTGGAGTCTCTAGCCTCTGG